TCAACGGTGACCATTGTAATCTCTGGATGATCATCTGCCTTTACAGGCTCCCAGCCTTCACGGAGTTTGGACGAAACATTAGTAGCGTCAACAGTTCCTTGAGTGCTCACACGAACCCACTTAAAGTCATACCCATCTTCTGGATTAGGTGAGGGCAATACTTCTGGCCTCTGCCATCCTTTCTTACGAGTACTCTTCTCTCGGGTTGTATGTTCACGATCAATTCTATTGTTAGCCATTATTGTTTCCTCATGTCTATAGCAACCTGTGCGGCGTATTGCTTCGGTGTAAGTCCAAGTCGTTTAGAGACTGCTATTTGGGATTGCGTCAGCCTAATCTTTCTAGGCCCTGTGCTCCGCGTTGCGGGGGCAACCACATTCGTCTGTCTCTTGCGTTGTTCAACTTCTACCTCAACATCCCCATCATCAAATTCTCCGGGGAAGATCTGGCGCATGCGAGAATCAATCTTCTCGTAGTAGTCATCGGTCTGGGGGTCGGCCCCCGATTTGACAAGTTTATTATGCAACCCCAACGCAAAACTTGTCATTTCGTCGTCTTGTCCGAACCACTTGTTGGACGCTGCCCAACTGTTGGCTCTTTCGTCAATAGGTGCTGGGGCGAAAGATTCTTGTGTATCTTCTATTTTTACAGGAGTTTCTTCCGGTTGTAAAGCGGATAGCTTATCCGACTTAAACTTGGCGTTAGTCATCTTCTCCTGCGCGTCAACTAACTTATCTGAGTCTCCTTCCTCATAGGCCGACTTATAAGCACGCTTCGCGAGAATCATTTCTCCTGCCGCAGTACGTTTAGCCTGTTCCAATAAGGCTTCCTGATTTTTACTTACGGTTCCTTTGAGGTCGCTATTTTCTTGGATAAGGCGTTGCGCCACCTGTTCCAGCTCACTACGCTCGCGAAACGCAGCCTCTTTAGCACGGCGTTCATCGTGGTAACCTTTGCTGAAATGTTTAATCCGTTTACGTACTTTGTCACTATAGTCCTCAAGTTCCTCATCAGTAATCTCCGCTGGTGGTTCGCTTGCCTTACGCCCACGATCAGCTTGAGGCGTATCATCAACCACTTCGACTTCAACAGCGTCATCTTCGATATCATCTTCTACCACCACCTCTTCCGGTTCATCGAATGGACTAGTCGCACTAGAACCTTCTATTTCAATCTCTGTGCTAGCTTCTTCTTCGTCAGGAAACTCAAACTCTACTTTTTCAAATCCCATGATTGACTCCTATGCGCGGGTTATACCGTGTGGATCGGCTACTATGGCTTCAATAGAATCATCGTTCATCAAACGATACTCCACTGCACCTACTTTGAATCTTGTGCCCGTATTCATACGAAACATTACGTAATCACCGGTTTTACACCACGCACCTGTTGGAAATCGCTCTTTATCAGAATAAGCTAAATCTCCCATGTCCAGCACCAGCCCTATTATTGACATGATATGCTCTTGGCTTCTAGTTGTAGTAGACTTTATGATATCGGTATCCCCGAACGTCTCCTCAACTTGTGGTAAGGCTACAAGTACCCTATACCCTACAGGTATTGGCAATTGAGCATCAAACTCTTCCGCGGTTAGTTCTATTGCTGTCTCAGTCATCATCGTTATCCATATTTCTCGCGAGGTCTTCTACGTAGTAAATACAGGATTCGAGACCTCTGATCGTCCCTGTAATTTCCTTATACTGAGCGAAGTCTTTGGCTCCCCCCGATCCAAGGAATTGTAGTGCAGAGGATTTATCTTCCTCGAATTTATCTTTTAGCGCGTCGAAGACGGTTTTAGCCATTATTCATCCGGTTTCTTTTGTTGTTCCATGAGCCTTAATAGCTCTAGGCTGAGTTTATCGTTATCGTTCTTCGTCTTTGTGGCGACTCTTAGCCCCTCTTTCTGGGCCTCAAGCTCTAGTTCTTGACTAGATAACCCCAATTTTTTCGTGTTGATCGCAGCATCAATCGCTTCTTTCTGAGCAATACGGTCTTGTTCCTGCTTACGTATCGCCAACTCACCCATATCCTTCTGGGCTTTACGCTGTACTTCCTGCTCCTTAATAGCCACTTCCTTCTGCTGGAGCTGGAATACGGGGTCTTCAGCCTGTTTCTGAGCTGCTTGTTGCGCCTGTTGCGCTTGATGCGCTTGACTCAACTGTGTACCAGCTTTAGCCAGCAATTGCGATAAGGTTGTCTCTACCTCGGCAGGTAACTCTTGGTCAGGCGGTGGTAACTGTGTCCCAAGCTGCTCCTCTATCTGCTTACGATACTGGAACCCTAGATGCTCAAACAGATGCGCTTGTAACGCTGCCATAATAGCTTGTCCTTGGGGATTCTGACCGATCATCTGCGCTACCATAGGGTCTTGCATGAATGACTGGTGAGTAGCTATATGCGCCTCGCTATCTTGGTCGATAAACGCCTTTATAGGTGTACCTGTTAACGCGTTCATGTTCTCGCTAACCGGATCAATTGGCCTCAGATCATCCTCGATGGGTACTAGCTTATCGGCGTTCTTGACACCTAACACCTCGATCATCTGCCGGTGGAGCTGGGGCAAGTCGTATATCTGTGGGGCTGACTGAGCCATTTGGAGCACGGCTTGGTACTGCACCACGCGCTGCGCCATTGTCGAACTATTCGGATCGCTGACGGGAATCACTTCCACCATCATGTAGTCTTCTACCCGAGCACTGATAGCCCCCCGTTCAGGGATATAGTCATACTCAGTAGCTGCGTACTCTGACATGATCGTCTTGAGGAGTTTAAATTCCTGCTTCATGGCATAGTGAACGCGTGCTTGTACCGCAGCCATTGGCTTCAAGGTACGCTCCAGCAGCGCCAACGTGGTGCCCACGGGGGCATTTGCCGACATGTCAGAGATGTTCATGTCACTGATAGCCCCTAACCTCTTACCCTCAGTGGTAATCTGATTGAGTAAGGCTAACAGCGTCTGACTTGGTTCTTTATAGGGAAGGGGCATGATGTTATCGCGGATGGCCCCAGACGGCACATCCACATCCTTCCATTCCCCCGGCTCTATGGGAGAGTCATCACCTTTGATCCGTAGCCCTCTGGATTTGAGACCTCCGGGTAGATTAGACAACGTCCCTGCATCAACAAGCTGACGTATAATAGACGTACCTGCCTTCGCATAGCCGCCAATAATGTGGATCAGTCCGAGTCCATAAAACCCAAATCCGGGCACGTAGACATAGTGGACGAAGTGGTTCCGCTTGATCATCAGGGGATCTTCTTCATCCCAGTTTCTGCGGATAGCCAGAACGTTGTTTGTGCCACGCTCAATGGTTACCACATAGGGTTGTGCTATCCCCCCGTCTTCTTCCTCTTCCCCCTCGTCAATACCGGGAATAACAAGGTCTGCGTGTACCTCATAAATCGTGTATCGGTCATCATCGGTAATCGAGTAACCACCTTCTTCAGCCTTCCGCTTCTCGATATCTGTAGTGAACGGTTCAGGATCACCTAGCTCAGTATCAAGGTAGAACCCCATTGCTTGGAGTTTCTTTAATTCGTTCTTGGTCTTCCGCATGATGTGGGTAACACGTTCAGCAGTCTCTATGTGACTAGCGCCATAAGGCACGATGACATCTTCTGCGGGAATGTAGATCGCTACCTGACGACCTAACGTTGGATCGTAATAGACCTTTTTGAACGCAGACCCCGCCAGCCCTAGGCTGTAGAGCATCCGCTCATGTTCCGGGCGGTACTCGACCATGCGCTCAGTCAGCTCATAGTTCATGTCTGCCTTGACTCTCTCAGCGGCATCAATCTTGTCTGGAGTCTCTTCTCCTAAGATCTTTACACGTACTGGGCCAGCCGCTGGGAATGTTTCACTCATTGTTTCAGCTTGGAATCTGATCGCTGCTTCGGCAAGGACTGTGGAGTAGACACCACAAGCGCCTTCCCAAGGCTCCGTCCGATCTTCGGTTTTCATGCCTAGCACATCTAACCCTTTGACGAACGTATCAGCCCATTCCTTACGGGAGTCGGTGTCAGCTTCAACCAGACCAATGAGGTCTTCTGCTAACCCATGCAACTCACCCTCGTCCAAGGCTTCGGCAAGATTAGCATCAAAGGACATGAAGTCTACTTCGCTAATATCTTCGAGCAGTATTATCTCCATACTACCGTCAGGCAGGAGCATCTCGGAGGCACTTTCTAGACCAGCGCCCAGCATAGTCTCTATCTCAGCTATCTCACCTACCTCATCTATCTCGCCTAGGGGAGCCGTAGCAATACCCTTTTCAATACTCATTTTGTTACTCCAGAGTTTATTGTCATTTTCAGACTGTGAAGATCGGCGGTCATGTCTGTAAATAGATTCATTGCGTCCCTACTGTTTGATACACCGTCCATTCCAGACATCACCTGTGATCCAAGACCAATACAACCACTTACGTCACTCGCATAATTAGCTACGTGGATCTGGCAGAATGTGCGATTCGGCACGTTGATAAACTGCCAAGTGTCAGCGCCATGTGACGGGGAGTTATACCGCTCAAGATAGTATAGCCCCTCGGGAATACAGGAGATGTTTGGTGCATTATCTAACCAAGGGTTCTCAATAGTCCAGAAAATAAGACCCCGCGTGTCGTTAACAAGTCTTCCCACGGTCTCATTAGTACCATACTTGAATCTAGTTAGCGTAAAATTCATCTCTAGTCTCTTAGTAATATTTAGACCCAGCGCCCTTGCCTCTGCCCCGGAAGTACCGTATATCTTCTGGTTCGTCACTGGGGAGTCGTATGAAGCCGCCACTCCTGAATCTCATCAAGGCCATGACAGTCGCATCGACTAAATCATCATGAGATGCAAACGGGAACCCAGCGATCTCCTCGATCACTTCTTCGGCCCAACGAGTCTGCGGCATCCAACATAAGCCCGATGCTACTATATCAGCGACAGAATTCAACCGTGCCAGCTTATCACCAGAACCTCTATGGGGAGTATATTCTTGTACAGGGAGACCCATCCGGCGCATTTCTTGGTACAGGGCTACCCCAGAACTCTTCTTCTCAACGATAAACGCATCGGGTTCCCACTCCTCGTACTCCTCCATCGCCAGATCCTTAAGGTCAGGGAACTCCAGCCGTTTCTTGATGCTGTTGAGCAGGATGATGTGGTACGCGTCTACTGTCTCATTGAGGAAGACCCCCCATGTGGTTAGTGCAGTATAATCAGCTCGGTTATGCTTCTCCGCTGCGGAGTCAAGCGTCATGATTATATACTCACACTTCGGGGGGTCTTCCTCTTCCCACATGTTCCACCATTCACGCTTAACTATCGCAGCTTCTTCAGCGGTGGGCTGCTGTTGGTACTGGGCATTCCACTGGAACACCGGCATTGACGCTTTAGTACGTAGTAGGGCTTCAACATCAAAGAATTCAGGCCATAACGCCTTCTGAATCGGCTTACCTGTCTCCTCATCATCAACTTCAAGTATCGCGGGGAACTCTATGATCTCGAACACATCTGCACGCTCATTCTGGGCCATATCCTTTACTACACGCCCTGTCAGATCGTCCATATGCCATCTGGTGGCTACGATAGCCACTCTTCCCCCCGGCATCAGGCGTGTCCGTGCCCCGAACGTGTACCAGTCATAGGCCCGAACAAACGCCGAGAAGTTGCCATTGATCACATCCTGCTCAGAGTGAGGGTCGTCAATCAGTAACAAGTCAGCGCCACGCCCAGCGATAGAGGAGCCTACGCCACAGGCATAATACTCACCACCCACGTTAGTGTTCCAACGCCCTGCCGATTTACTGTCTTGGGCCAGCTTCACAGAGGGGAATATAGCCTGATAGTCATCGGTAGCGATGAGATTACGTACTTTCCGCCCAAAATCCACGGCTAAATCCGTGGTGTGGGAGACCATCATGACTTTCTTATCGGGATTGCGCCCCAAGAACCACGCGGGGTAGAAAATAGAGACTACTTGGCTCTTACCATGACGTGGTGGGACATTAACGCATACCCTGTCCTTATCACCGCGCTCAATCGCCATGAGCATATCGGCAAGAATGCGGTGGTGCTTACCCACAATGAATTCCGGCATCATAGCCTTGCAGAACTCTATCAGGTCATCATAGGCAAGCTGGTTCCCCTTCCGATTCGCCAACTCGTTGACCATCTTGTCTATCTCGACCACCTCATCAAAGGTGTAGTCGTCGATATTGTCCAACAGGAGGGTTATTTCCTCCTCTGAGAAGTCAAACTCAGTCTGAAGAGCCACCTCACTCACTTTTTGACTCACCGTACATTTCCGCGTCTACATCCAGCACAGTGCCCTCAAACTCAATAGGTACTTCAGGGGTATCAGCGGGGTTTTCCCACTCGGCATCGGTAACATTATCCGATATGAGGTCTGGTTCTACCTCTTTAACCAGCTTTTCCAGCTTCTTACGTAGGTTTGCCCGCAGATCGTCGGTACTTTGGTGCGTTATGGTTACCTCGCTCTTCTCTGAGAACAAGCCAACATCAGACACCTTACCTAATAACTCCAAAGCCCGAAGTCTTACCTTTGCATCGGGGCTGTCAGTCTCCAGAATGAGCTTATTAGTGACTAAATACCGTATTTGAGTGGCACTTTCTGCTACGGAGGTGCCAAATTCTACCAAAATAGCGTTAGTGAGTACTAACGAGGCTGGGGTCATCTTCGCTAATCGCTTCCGAGACACTTTTTTCGAGGCTTTCTCTGGGTCTTGCGCGTATTCCTGCGCTAATTCGACTGCTAGGTCAGCATCTAGGGCAGAGGCTTTGGTTTCTAGGTGGGGATGCTCCGTATCATCAACAGCGGAGAGGTAGTTAACGGTCTCACAGGCAGCAGCAACGCGGACTCTTAGATCGCAGAAGGGTTCATCGTCTAAAAGAGGTACGCCTCTGTCTACTTGAAGCTCTATCGTCATCTTACTTAAACCCTATGGTGCTTGCAGGAGGTTAACCGAAGTGGCAAATGTAACTCAAAGTTGACAGATGTTCAAGGATTGTAATTTATAGGGACAAAAAAATTTTACAGGGGGCTAACTATTTCATAGGGGGGTGTTTCGCTGGGGGGCGCAAAACGAAAAACTAGGTAGTTATTCTTCTGGATTAGTAATAGTAATAGCACAAGGAATCCTATTCCCCACAAGTGGGCATGGGGGTAGGGTAGGTCATCCACAGACAGGTTTTACCCCAGCGCACCTCAGNCAGCTTGTTAGCCCCTCATCCAACCTGTTAGACCATGCGATATCGTTTTCTTATAAGTCGACTTATAAGATTGTGAAAACCATGCCCAACGATACCCAACGATACCCAACGGTTAACATCTATGCCCTAACATGTTTGACACAGGTGTACGATGCTATATACTTGTTGACAAGTCGGGGCAACAACGCCTCGGCCCGCGGAAGCCCCGCCGCACCACGGGGTTATGAGAGACTTAAATTATGAACACTACTACTACTACACTTGATCTACTCCTAGCCTTCAAAGCGGCAAAAGCCTTTTTCGCATTCGAGAGCGGTCTACCAGCGAAACGTGCGACAAAAGCACAAGCTGCTTACGCGGCGGGTCTTCGCTACACTGATTGTGCAGCCAGCACTACACGACTGGATAAACAGCATTGGGCCTCCCTGAAATTTCTCGCGCTTCAAACAATATCTGACCCTGCCACGCGGGAGATGGCGACAATGCCTAAAGAAACCTTTATGGCGAAAAAGAAACTGCTAGAAGGTGATGAGTTGAAAGCCTTTCAAGATTTCCGCGCCAAAGCAACGGCGATGGCTGGGCCTTACATGGGGCTGTTGGGGGAGCAACTGTTGGCATGCGAACCGAAAAGGGTTCAAAAAAAGGTTATCGCTGCCAAAGCGAAAGCCGCCGCCGATAGGAAAGCGGAAAAAGCAAAAAGCGAAACCGCGAAAACCATGCAAGAGAAAATCATCGTTCAACTGACCAACACCGTCGCGATTATGCAAGGTGATGGCGAACCGGATGGGTTTGATTTCGTCGCGCTACAAGGCACCATCACCGAGGCGCTCGCAATCATGGGCGTTAAATTTACCAAGTAGAAACGCGTTAACAGATTAGCCCCTTAATTGGGGCTTTTTTGTGCCCGTCATTTATGCACCCGCTAACCTTATAAGTGACTTATAAGATTCTGTCCAACCCCAACCAGACCCCAACCCGAAAACCTAATACC